CGCCTCCCAAATAAACCAGAATTGCCCGGTTTCTTGTTAATTGATCCGCCTTTTGCGGCGAAAGTTTTAACCATCGTAGGCTTGCCACCTACACCTTGTTTTTTAGCTCTTTTGCGTGTAACCGCACTCTTCTTTTGGCTTTCTGTCATCCCTGCCGCTTTTGCCGCTGGAACGCACTTTGGGTAAGCCCTTCCGCTTTTTTTTGACGCGCTTTTTCGGCCACATTGTTGGTATTTACCGTCTTTTTTTGGAGCGCCAATATCGACCCATTTTTCGCCAAACCATTTGTCTAGTCCGGTTCTAGCCACGAGGCACTCGCACTTGCTTGCGCTTGCTTTGCATCATTGCCCCGCAACCACGAGGTTCCATATAAACCGATCCGCCTGTTCGCATGTTTCTAGCGATTGCCTCGCCTCTTTTGCGCTCATACTTGCTGATACGCCCATCTTTGTTCAAGTCGCTTTTTTTGGCGTCAAACTTTTTGTTCACTTCTCCGCCCTCTGCTTTTTTAGCGCCAGTATATTTTCCGCCCATTTTCTTGTACTCCTTGACCATGTACGCATTTGCGTATGCTGACGGGTAAACATCAAACTTAGCCTTGGCCTTAGCTTTTGCTTTGGCGTAAAGACTAGGATTGGCTACATTTTTAGGGGCAGAAGATTTCACAGCTACCTTCTTCTCCTAGAGCCTGCGGAAAAAAACTTAGGAGCCGCTTGCAGCGCTGGGGCTTTCGTAACCTGAAACGGCCCTTGATTGTAGGCAATTGGAGCACCTGTCTTTACATACCCTGAACCAACTCCGCCGCCGGGCATGTTGCCTGTTTTTACGGGCGAAACTGGATTTAAAGTTTGTTGATTATAAAAGTCAAGATAACCAGAATTATCTACAACGCTTTGATTGCCTCCGCCGCCAGAGCCTCCGCCAGCAGGGTTGAAACCAGCCGCCTCTGAAGCTGATGGACCGTAATTCATGCCTGCATCATAGGTTTGGCCTGCGCCGGGAATGAAACCGCCCATAAAGTTTTCGTAAGGCGTTCCGCTGAAACCGCCTACATTGGTATTTCCAGCACCGCCTTCTCCGCCAGCGCCTCCGCCAGTTCCTCCGCCAGTTCCACCACCAGTTCCACCGCTCGGAGGAGGTGTTTGAGTCTTCAGCTCGTCGATAATCGACTGCCTCAGAGCATCCACATCTACTTCTGCGGGAATTTGACCCTGTAGAGCCGTAATCTGCTCTTGTATTGGGTTGATTGCGCCAGTTATAGCTTCTTGCCTTTGAGCGGCAATCGGATCAATTGCGGCTTGAATAGCTGCTTGCCTTTGCTCCTCAATCTGTGCGGGATCGAGCATCTGCCCCTGAAGGTCAGCTATTTGTGTGGTTGTACCTTTCAAAGACTCCTGCAATGCTGCAAGTTCCTCAGAGCTTGCCGTACCCTCCATCGCTTTTTGCAAAAGCTCAATCTCTGATCCTAAAGCCGTGGTTGAGGCAGAAACACTCGCAACATCTGTTTGCAATTGCTCAAGGCTTTGAAGGGGTGCTAAACCACCAATTTTGCCTTCAACGTCCGATTTCAAAGACTCAATAGCGGTGTTAATTTGGTCTGGAGTAAGAGTTCCAGTTTCCATCGCTTGAGCGATAGACGCGTTAACTTGATCGTTGGTCAGCATGCCGTCGCGCAAAGCTTCCATTTGATCAAACAGTTGTTTTCTCTCTTCACTTCCTGTGTTTTCAAGGGTTTCAGATTCGGCTCGTAGATTATCAATTTCCGTTTGAATCTGATCGATTGGAAGGCTTGCAATGTTTTCTTGCAGATTGGTTACACTAGCCTCTATGTTGCCTAAAAGGGTTTCTCTTTCACCCCGTAAAGCTTCTAACTGAGCTTTGTTTTCGGCTTGAATCTCTGACTGAACAGCTCCCAAGCTTTCTCGAACAGAGTCTATCTCGGCCTGAACCGCTTCTGCTGCGCTTTTTTGAGCACCGGTAAGTTGTGCGTCTCGTTCGTCAAGATCAGCGTTTATTTGCTCCTGAGTGGAATTAAGGGTTGCACCTAGCTCGCTAATCCTTGCGTCAATATCGCCAATCAAAGAGCCTTGCCGATCCTCTAAACTGCCAATAGCCTCGGTTTGAGCGGCTCTTACTCTTTCCTCAGAAGCTGCTAAATCCGCAGCAGTCTGGTCAATATTCTGTTGAATTAAGTCACTAATTCTTTTTTGCTCAGCGGTCAACGCTGATCGTTCATCAATCCCTTCTTGCCGCAAAGCCGCTGTTTCTGTATCAACACCAGTTCTTAATTCGTTAATCCTGTCTTCCAAGGTTTTGGTCAAACCAGATCTTTCAGACGCAGCCGCTTCTTCTGCTGTCGATATGTCTTGCCTTAAAAGGTCTCTAAGTGAATCGATTTCACTCTGACGAGCAATTGCGGCAGCTTCGTCCGCAGCTTTTTGCTCATCCATGATTTTTTGATATTGAGTAGAGAGAAGCTCTTCAGTGCTTGGCCCTTCAATCGTAACCTTATTCATTTCATAAGGATTTGGCGCATCTCTTGAGCCACGGTCATAAACCGGTCGCTGCATCAAATAATCTTGAAGGGAGGCATAAGGAGAGGCTGAGCTACCATATTCGTCAACTGCTTGTTGCATATTGTCTGATAGAGCCATTAGATCACCATTTTTTGCAAGACCAGTAACGAGGTGTCAGCTTGTCTTTCGCCGTAGAACATTTATGGCGAGCGCGAAAACTGGCTCTTCTTTCTGGTATGTTTTTTTTGATTGTCATGTTGGGATCGCCAAAACGAACCAACTTAATTTGGTCACCTTGACGCGCAAGAACCGCAAACTTCTTTTTCCCGCCGGAAGTTCTTTTTGGTTTATTAAAACCGGAGAACGACTCGCCACGATAGGTGACTCTGCCGCCCTCGGTTCTTTTTGCGTCTTTTGTCGTAGCCATCAAGCGTACTCTTTTACAAGCTCCAAAATGACCGTGTAAGTGTCTGTATTGCTCGCCCCGATAGTCGTAAACAAGATATCTCCGGTTACACCAGCGCCAGCGTTATTTGGAATGCCAGTGAACGAAGAATAGTCATGAAAACCATTGCTGTCTGGTGACAAGCCAATAATTAGGGTATTTACCGTTGCATCACACAACAGCTCGACCCCCATCCCAACACACTGCCACCATATCTTAGCAACTGTAACCTTGGTGCAAGCCTTACCCGCAGAGTTGGTGGTCAAAGCTGAAACATCAACCTTGACCACATTAGTCTCTCCGGTTCCGTCACTAATGTTAGTGAATTTAAGGACAGCCTTACGCTCTCCATCCTGAATGGTTTGGCTGGTTACTGCATCTGCCATTGCCTATCTCCTATTCTGTGGATTAAGCGTCAGCAAAAGGAGTAACAATTGTTCCGCTTCCGATCAGCAAAGAGTCATGAACCAAGTAGGTTGCAGTATCGATAGCAGTTACTTTGATAACACTGCCAACAATTCCGCCTTTGGTAGATCCATTCAAAGTCATAACGTCGTTGGATGCGGCAGGAACGAATGCTTTATTAGTACCATCATCGACAGCTACTATCGCAGCGCCAACAAACTTGTCGGTTCCATCTGTTTTGATGTCCAAATCAGTGGCTGCGGTTTCAACATAGAAAAAGAAAGACGCGCCAATGTTGTTTGCTTGATCAGGGGCTGTCGGGTCACTAGGAGTGGCTGAAGAGATAGAAGGCAAAGTAAACTTGCCGTCTGCATCATTCAACATAATGATTTTACCGGCATGAGCCGCAACGGTTAAAGTTGTGTCAGCAGATAAGCTAACGCTGCTGTTAACGCCAGCAGTAATAAAACCAGCTAAAGATTTAACGGGTCCAGAAAAAGTGGTTTGCGCCATTATGGTCACCTCTTACGAAAGGATTCGCCCCACTGTCTTCGTAACGTCCGCTGAGCCGGTCAGTAGGGCTAATTTATCTCAGGTCAATGACATTCTAGGTCAATATTAAGGCAAAAAAAAGGGGCCGTTTGGCCCCTTAGTTTTAGGCTCCTTGAGAGCCGTAGATGCCTCTCCAGTCGGACCAACCGAATGAATAACGCTCTCGCGCCTTGTATCGGATGTTTCCGGTGGTGAAGTCTGGTTCCATAGACGTTTCCATGCTAGTGCGCTGGAACATCTTGAGACCTTCGCCTTGGTCTGTCACAGAAGTCAACAGGAAGAAAGCGTCTGGATCGTTCAAGTAGTGGTTAACAGTGTAACCACCGGGCAGAACGCCAGTGTTTCTGATCGCGTTAACATCATTGTCAGCAGTACCAGATCGCTTGTCAGAATTCAAGATTCTGTCCGCAACAAATACCAATTGTGGAGGAACGACTAACTTAGTCGCCTGAACCGAAATGGTCAGTCCTCGGTCATCGGTAAAAGTGCTGATATCGATCAAAGCATCTTCAAGTGAAGTTTCATTGAGGTCAGCCATCGTCGTAGCTCGGTTAGCAGCAGTGCCGCCACCAGCCAGAGGGTGAGCTGTGTTGATCAATGATACGCCGTCACCGCCAGTATAAGTACCAGAGAAAGCGTTATTCAGCACATCAGCGCCTTTTACTTCCTTGGTATTTGACATTGAGCGAGCCAGAGCTTTCACATATCGCTTACCGAGTGAGTCATACAAATTGTCTTCTACTGCTTCATCCGTCCATAAGTCATTGTTTTAATGACTTTTTTGTTCAGGCCAAGTCGCTAATTTGACCCCGTTCTTTTCAGAACCGCTGCATGTCGCCATGCAGATCAGACTATATCTTCAACCGTTCTGGTTGGATGGCGCTTCCACTCGCTTGAGTGTACTCCCTTTCGGGATAGTCGTTGCACGTTCCTCTTTCGAGGCTTCGCTCAGGATTGTCTTCGTGAGATGTTCCCTGAATTCACCATCTTATGTCCTGCGTATTCCTACGCAGCGCGTCCACGGATATTATCAAACGCGAATGCTAACGCAATTGTTTCATGCGTATAGCGAGCAGAGTAAGACTCAGAAGCATTGTCAAAAACAACGCCCTGACCTTCAGTTTTTGTTGGTGCCGAACCAAAACCAGTAATTAACACCTCTTCTTCAAAGGCACGTTGAGAATCTTCGATTGCGTAGATTTCTTCGTACTCTCGGTCGTATGAATCATACGACATACCAAAAAGGCTGTTTAAACCCGGTTCCAATTCCTTGGCTAATTGCGCTCTTGAAATTGCCATTAGTCAGTCTCCTTATGCTAGACCAGCAGATTTAACACCGGCAATGTGGTTTTGAATAACCACAAGCACGTTGGTGTTAGCACTTGCTACATCTTCGTTATCAGGATCTTGAGAAATGTCCAAAGCTTTTAACGGCAAAGTTGTTGTCGTTGCGCCAGTGGTCACATCAAGTTCCACGTTTGATCGGCCAGAAGCTGTATCACCAGTCGTAGCTTGGTCAACAATATCAAAATTGCCAAACAAATCTGCGATCGGGAAAGCTGCATCAGCTTGAATAGCAAAGACGGTCATAGGATCGTCGATGATAAAAGCAATGATGTCTGATGCCGCGATTGAACCGGGGTAGTAGTTAGAATAAACTTGCTCTCCCGATGTGGGGTCTGTGTATTGACACCCGTTAAAAACCCCGACTACGGGGACAGCACTTCCTGCTGCGGCTCGTTCGATACCGCCACCGGTTACTTGCTTAACAAGATCTCCATTGAAGATCTTGCCGCTCAAACCAGAAGCAATACGATATCGACTTTGGCCACCAGAGTAGGGAGCACCACCCATCATACGGACGGGGCGTAAACCAAAGGCTGCGTCTTTGTTAGCCATTGTTTTTCTCCTTTAGACTTATCGTCTGCCAAATGTTACTGAGGAGTCTCGCTGCGGGTCATACTTAACGTAACGTGAATCACTACGAGTTTCGTTAAACATTGTGTTATCCAATGCGTCACGAGCCGCTTGGTTCTTATCGTTATAATAAGAGTTTCGCTCTTCAATCGTTTCGTTAGGAATTTTCGCCAGCAATAATCCCTCGTTGTAAATGACGCCAGCATGTCTTCCAGAATCCATCGTGGGAAGCTCCCACTCTGGAGGTAAGTCAGAACCTTTTACCAGTTCCCAACCTTCCCTAATCCTTCGACTTACGTTAGCTCGATCCTCTTGCCCTAACATGCTCTCTCGAATCCACCGATAGGTGTAACCGGGAGGAGAAGGGGGAGTTTCTAGCTTTCGTACTGGTCGCCACGGTCTACGTCGAGCCTTTTTATCGTGTGTCTCGGAATCACGCGAAGCGCGGGTTTTAGCTGTATCTGTCATTATCTTGCCTCCCTTTGAGCAATTTTTTGCTTTTCTGATGCCACTCTTTTCAACCATGCCTCTTCAGACATATTGTGTGGCTTCAAACCACGGAGGCGCTGAAGTTCTGACTGAGTGAACTTAACACCACGCTTGTTGCTTCGTGTTTGTTGCCGACCAGCAGGGCTGGCGGAAGCGACTCTTTGCACGGCGGGTCTGCCTTCCTGTTTATCGACTTTCGTTTCTGTCCTGAGATTAGGATAGATACGAAAAACTCTTGTGTCCAACTCATTATAATACTCTTCTGAGTCGGGTTCATAGCCCTCGTTAATGAGGTTAAAATGAGTGAAATACGCAAATTGAGTCGCTTGCAAGTTTTCTTCGTTCTCAGAGTCGCCATACCACTGATTTTGCTCATGCCAAGATAAAGCCTCGTTTGTCGGCTTAATGTCTTGCTGTTGCTGGGCTTGCTCTTGCGGCTGGTATGCCTGATAGTTTTCTTGCTGAGCCGCTACAGGCTGCTCCATTGACTGGGCTTGCCTAGATTTAGCTACCCGAAGTTTTTCTTTCTGAATAGCAATGTCGTTTTTCAACGTGTCAGCCTTGCTGATCAAATCAGGATCACCGGACCGAATCGCTTTTCGATAGATATCATCTATCTGACTTTCTTTGCTAATCAGAGCTTCTTCTTCTTTTTGAAGCACCGTCTGCTGTTGAACCACCGAATGTTGTCGGTAAGCGTTTAGCTCTTGTTCTTTTTGCATCGCAACTTGCTCTAAATATTGAGCACGTTCTTCAGCTTGCTTAGTTTTTTGATTTAATTTGTTGATCCGCTTGGAGACAGACTTTGTATATCTCTCAAGCTCGTCATCATCGTTGACTGCCCCACCCTCTTGACCTTCTGGTGGATCTTCAACAATCTGAACCTCAATTTCTTCTTCAACAGCTTCTGCTGTGTTGTTATTCTCAATCATCGCCAGCTACTCACTATGTCATCGGGGTTTATGATGGTGCCAATCACTTCGTCATCATTGATAATGCGAACCTCATCTCCATCATCTAGCTTGAACCGAGCGCCTGCATATCTTCCGATAAGCACCCAATCTCCCTGCTCGCACCACGGCTTGTTGCCAAATTTTTCAGAATCGGCGTAACAAAGCGGCCCTTTTTTGACAACATAAGCAACAACGGTTGCCAATGATTCTCGGTCTACGGTTTCTTTGGTTAGATGAATACCACCCTTACTTGTCCTTTTCCCAACATAGGGAATTACAAGCATCCGCCAACCTGACGGACTAGGCATTCGATCTAACACGCTTTTATCCAGCAAGGAAGGATCTAAAACAAGATCGTCCTTCTGAACAAAAGCCGACTCAATCGACGGTTTTGCCACTAGCGCTCTCCTTTTGCGTAAAAATCTTGGATTTGTTGTTCGACCAAGTTTAACGCAGTTAGCTCGCCTTGCAAACTTTTATAATGTTCCATATCTTTGAGCATACCTTCACACATTGTTTCAACAATCAAACTTTTGCGATCAGCGATCATGCGCTTCAAAGATGAGGCTAGGTCAACATCGTCTCTCATACGCGCTCGTAATAATCCAAACCGCGAGTGGCCGCGCCAGTGCCGCGAGTACGCATCTTCTTGACCTTGACCTTGAGCTGTCCCTTAGAAACCGCCCCGCCGTCTTTCATGCCTTTTGCCGTTTTCATGGCTATAGCAACAGCTTGGTCTTTTGGCTTACCTTCTTTTCTTAACATACTGATATTCCTGCTTATGGTTTTTTGACTACTCCCCTTCTTCAGCGGCATCGTCTTGCTCCTTAACAACGGGTTTTTTCTTAAAAGAAACTTTAGATTTTGCTTTTGGTTTCGGCGCTTCTTCAGAGGCTTTAACCTCTGCTGCTGCGGGTGCCTCAATCGAAACGGCAGTCTTGACAGGAGCAGGATCGCCTCTTGCGATTCTTTCTACCTTGGCCTTAATTCTTGCCTCATTTGCAGCTTGCCTAAGCTCTCTCTCTTCTTCCATTTTTTCAATTTCGGCTTTTTCAGCAGCTCGCATTAATTCTTTATGCGACCTCAGCTCCTTCTGCCGCTCTAAAATATAACTTGTTGTCATCTTATGCCTCCAAATTTAGCTTGCAACTCAAGCAACTTTAACTCAGCTTGCTGCTCAAGTCTTTTCATGGCTATGTCTAGTTTGTCGTCAGCCACCTCTTTTTGAACATCAATTCGCTGCTTTGAAATTTCAGACTCAAGAAGCTTTTCTTGATCTCGTTGCGCTTGCTTAGCATTGAATTGTTCTTGATCTGCAATCATTTCTTGTTCTCGCAGATCAAGTTCTCGTTGTCTAATCTGAACCAGCGGATCTTCCTCGTTGCCCTGTCCAATTGACATCAAGAAGTCTTGAGTCAACTGCGCCATGATAGGCGCTGAGAAGCTTTCAATAATCATCTGTATTTGGCCGAGAACCTGTTGCTGCTGATCTTGCGGAACCTGTTGCATCTGCTGCTGCATCTGCTGAACTTGTTGTTGTATCTCTGGGGGCATTTGCTCTTGCGCCATCTGAGACGCCATAAACTGCAAATGCTGCATGCTGTGAGCAATGATCAGAGATTGCATCTGAGGGTTACCTTTAACCACTTCAGTGAGAAACAAAGACCTGTGAGCATCAACGTGAGCTTGATGGTTCTGAGGCTCAAAAGCTTGTTGAGGCTGTCCAATCAACAAACCGCTATTTTCGATACCGGCGTCAACAGGTGCTGGAACCGGGGGAGGTGGTGGTGGCTGCAAAAGGCTGTCAATGTCGTCAACGCCCAAGGCCGCATACATTCTACGATACGCCTCATACATCCCTTGTGGACCATGAATCTGAGGATTTGACTGCACAAGCTGCATAAGCTCTTGAGCCATCGTGATTCTTTGAGATTGGCTGAAGATGTTGGGGTCAGAAACCGGGATAACATCGACACGGCCATCAAAGTCTGTTTGCTTGACCTGTTGATCGCCATTTGGCGTCTGGTATGGATACATCGGCGGCAGATACTCTGCAAACACCTTCGCAAGCAATTGAAACTCAATTTTTTGTGAGTAATGCAGCCGCTTATGAATCGCGGACATTACCTTAGTGCCTTTTTCCAGCAAAGCAACCGTAGTTCCAACGGGCATCGCTTGGTTCATGTCACCGACATTTGTGTCCGCAATTGAAGCAAAACGCTTACCAGATTCAACCAACATTCCGAGCAGTTGCATCAAAACATTTGAAGGTTCTTTAACCGGTAAGGGTATTAAATTTTCTCGCAACGAGCCGCCGGTTGTGTCAATATCTCGAAACTCTCCGGGCTGAAGCGGCTCATCCTCATCACGAATCCTCATTCCTCTTGCTTTAAAGCCAGAGGGTAGGTTTGCGATGGTACCGGCATCTATTAGTTGTCGCAGAATGGACGTTGAAGCCTTGGAGAGACCACCGATCATGTGGCTTAAACCAAGCCCGTAAAAACCCAGTCCCGGCAAGAATTTGTACTGAACGAAATAGTTTATTTTTTGTTTGAGCGGATCTTGCTCAGCATAATTTCTGCGAATTGCCAAAATTTGCTGGCTTTGCTCATCAATCGTCACAATGTATGGCAGTTTTAAGCCGGTCGGCTCCCCATCTGGGCCGATATCTTCGTATCCGGGCAAATCTAAGATTGTGTGGACCTCGTAAACAGTCCTATCCCGATTTTCGGAATAGCTCGGGGCCATTCCTTCGATCTCATCAATTTCTTCTTCAATATCGCTGCGGTTGGAAATGTAATTGTCGCCTTTTAGCTCGATATCAGCATAAAAACCGGTCAACTGCTGCTTGCGTATCTCATTTTTGCTCATTGAGATCACATGCGTGACCCTTTCTGCCGACAAAATGTCCGAGGACTCATAAGGGACCACAAGATCTTCGGGGGCGATGAACTTTGAGACAGCCCTGCTAAGCGCTTGATCGTAATAAACTTTTTTGAACGCAGAACCAGCGATTGGAAGGTAAAAAAGCAGCATGTCCAGCTCTGGATCGTACTCTTTCATCACGTTCATGATGTAAAAATTCATAAATCCAGAGACCCGTTGGGCCTGCATATCTATTTCAGGGGTTCTTTTGCCAATAATTTCGGTTTTTACCGGCCCTTTGGCTGGCAGCAGCTCTTTGTATGCTTGAGCCTGAAATTGTGTGACTGATTCAGCCAAAATTGGGTGAATAACGCCTGAAGATCCTTGAAATGGTGATGAACGCATCTCATCAAACTTCATGCCAAGGTATTTCAAGCCGTCAACATAAGTCTTTTCCCACTCAGAACGGCTTTCTTTGTCAGAGCTAATCGACTGAAGAACATCGTCAGCCAGTTTTCCTAAGTCCGATTTGTCAAGAAAATCGACCAAGTTAGAATCAAAAGGAATTTGAGGTGTTTCTGGAACCGCGTCGATTTCGTCATCGATTAAAATGTCTTCTTCATCAACCAGAATCTGGGCAGCATCCCGAATCATGTCCTCTCGGGAAGGTTCTGGTTCAACCTCAACCTCTCGGGAAAGAGGTATTACATCTGGATCGTCTTGAGTGCCTAGAAGTCGTTCAACTGCCATTAGTAATACACCTGTCTATTGCGAGGTAAGAACCGAGCCTCGTCCTGATAATCATCATCGAGCGTTACAAATCCGCCCTGCCTAAACCTCATTAGCGCCATTGTAGCAGAGTCACAAAAATCATCATGGTCGCCGTAAGGAAAAGAAGCCATTTCTTCAATGACCTCTTCCGCAAAAATATCATCCGGTGCCCAAACCATTGCAGACTCGAACAACGGCGCAACACTATTCATTCTTGCAATCTTATCCTGCCCTCTTGATGGTGTATAGGCCGTCACGGGGATGCCCATTCTCCTTAATTCTTGAGTCAGGGGTGTGCCAGAAGCCTTCGCCTCAATCAAAACGCAATCAGGGTCCCAATACTTGTATTCATCCATCGCAATCTTTTTAAGCTCAGGAAAATCGACTCGCACCCTTTTTGCGTCAAGCAAAATGATGCACTCAGGACCATCAACTTCTGGCGTAAAAACCGCCCAAGTGGTAATTGCCGAATAGTCGGCGGTCTCCTTCTTTGAAAACGCCGTATCATAAGATTGAATGACATAGGAATAAGCTGGCACAAAGTCTTTTTCCCAGATCTCCCACCATTCTCGCTTAACGATAGAGCCTTCTTCGGCAGTGGGATTTTGCATCCACTGCGAGTTCCATTTAGCAATCGGCAATGACGCCTTGACACTGAGAAGCTCTTCCTTCTTCCAATATTCTGGCCAGAGCGGTTCTTCTGATTCTGGCATAATTGCTGGGAATTCAACCATTTCCCATCGATCAGCATGATCCTCGGTTTGCTTTTTGATGACCTTGCCAACCAAGTCTTTAGTTGACCATCGAGTCATTACAATCACAATAATACCGCCCGGCTGCAAACGCTGACGAGGACCAGATGTATACCACTCGTAAACCGAATCCATCGCGGTTGGAGAGAGGGCGTCTTGCTCAGAAACAGGATCGTCGATAATCAGCAGATCAGCGCCTCGACCCGTGATTGCGCCGCCAACACCGGCATAAAATGATTCGCCGCCCTCATTGGTGGTCCATCTACCGGCTGATTTGTTGTCTGACTGAAGCTTGAGCTTTGGGAAGACTTCTTGGTAATCCTCCGAATCAATAATGTTTCTGACCCGGCGACCAAACCGTACAGCCAGCTCAGCGGTGTGGGTCGTTTGAATAATCTTTAAATCACCCCGCAAACCCATCATCCAAGCAGGAAAATAGGTTGAGGCAAATTCTGATTTTGTGTGTCGAGGAGGCAGGCAAACAATTAATCGCTTGAGCTTGCCTTGGGCAATACGATTAAACTTTTCTCCGATAATTTTATGGTGACGGCCTTCGACGAACTCAGGCCACATGTGCTTAACGAACTTTATAAAATCGTTTTGGCAGTCATCTTGCTTTTCGAGTTGATCGTATTTTCTGAGAAGCGCTATGGCTTCTGTCTTTTCGGCGTCCGATAAAATGTCAAAGTCTTTTAGCGCAAGCTCAGACATGGCTCCAGTCTTCATTCGTGAATAACAATGATTCCGCTTCCCTTCTGCGGACTAAACCATCTAAAACTTTACCGCCAGCTTTATTCCATCGGCGCATCTCTGAGGGCACCTGATCAAAATTGCTGTCATTTAGCCGCTTTAGCATGGTTGAGGACCGAAGATTACTCGGACCAAGGTTATATGTCCACGCAACCAAGGCGTCAAATTCGTGTTGTTCAAGCGGGACATTTACCGCTTCTTGAACATATCCTTCAAATTCTTCCAAATCTTCTTCAAGCATTCGGTCAGCGTCTTCTTGAGTGCAGACATCGCCCTCTTTAATGCCTTGAGTGTGGCCATAACCTATCGTCCATACGTTTGCCGAACACTGATAAGCTTCAAGCTCACAGCCCTCAAATTTTTTAATTAATGCTCGACCTTCTTCGCTAGTCTTCATCATTCGTGCTTATGTGATGCGCCATAGTAGAAACTGATAATAGATGAGACGAT